CCGCCACGGTACGATCCAAACAGTGCAACTGCGACACCGATGATTAACCATGGAAGTGGGATGCCAAACATCACTCAGCCTCTTTCCGTGCAAGCGCAGTCTGCGCTCTTTCATGATCGTCTTCTAAATGATCTGGCGGCGTTGTGGGTGGGGGTGGTGGCACCCATGTTTCATCCAGCTCAGGGTTTGTATATCCCATCCAGTTGTAGTTGGACATTGGAGAAATGGGTGCAGGCGTGCTTGTAGGTGTCGTAGGCGGCAGCACTGAAGGTGCCAACTTTTCTGCCACAGCCTTGGCTGCTTTGTTAATTGCAAACATACCAATCAATGTAGTGATTGAGCCAGTCATCAGCAGCATCACATCATTGAGCATTTTGGTGAACGCCATATCTATGGGAGCCATAGATTTAATAGGCTGCGTCACAAAGATGACCGAGTACAGCATAGACATAACCGTCCCGCCAAACACCAACATGACTACAAATACTACAAACGCCCAAGCACAGACTTGGATTAGCAAAACTAAGTCATCGACTGTTCTAATCTCAAGTTTCATTTGTGAGGCTCCGGTGTAGGCTGTGCAACAGGCTGGGCTTGCTTATCTAATATGGGTGCCACTAAATACTCCGGGCACTGCTGTGTAAATAAACACTTTGGCTTTTGGCATTGTTCCAAACCAAAGTTGTCAGGGTTCTGACATGGGTAGCGGTAAACATCTTTGCACCCTGTCAGTAAAAGGATTAGAAGCAGATATCTCATTTGGCCATTTCCGTTGAAGCCAAGTTCAACCGTGTTTTTACAACAGTCAGGTCTGAAGGTTCTTTCATGAACCCAACAGATGCGTAGCCGTCAAACTCACCAATCTCGGGTGGGATAGAAACCCAACAAGTAAAAGTAACACCTTGTTTAGCTTCCCACTCAGATGTTCTACCCGTTACTTCACCTTTAGCGCAATAGACTTCACCATTCATCATGGCGATCATGGCGGCGTTTCGGACTGGGTCTTTATTGAACAGCGTAGAGTTGTATCCATCAAATTCGTTTGTACGGCCCTTGGGACCATACGCAACCAGCGTAGTCCTGCCGTTCACAACAAGGTTAGCTTTGTGCACAATCATTGTGTCAGCTTCCAAGTCCTTCATTACAGTCTGCGCAATTTTTTCTAAGACTGGGACTTCACGTAGTGAAGACTTGTGTGAGCTGTTGGTAATCGCACCAAGAATGACTTGACGAGAATCCCAAGCAAAGTAACCCGCAAATGCTAGGAACGACAACAGAATAACCGTAAACAGTTTGAAAGGGTTGTCCACCCACTTGATCAACTCAATAACTTTGTCAGCAGTTGTCTCTGGTTTCCTACGCGCATGAGTGACAGTCACTGCAGGCTCTGCTTTCGGTTTGGGGGCAGCTTTAGGAATGGCGCGTTTAACAGGCGCTACTTTGGCTGGTGCTTTAGCGGGAGCTTTTTTAGTGACCATGACTATACGTATACATCCAGTAACTTACGGTTGTTAAAAATTTCAAGCCTAAGTTTTTGTTGCTCTGCTCGTTTGTTATACAGCTCTAACAAGATATCGTTGATTTTGCGTTCTGCTTTTGCTGATTTAACCATCATGCGATATTCTTCTTGGTGCTTTTCTATACGTCTTTGAACAGCATCAGTTTTATCGGGGTAACCTGTAGCATCAACCATTGGAAACCAGCGGATTTTGTCAATCATTTTTTATCCTCTCTTTCCCTTGCCCTGGCATAGTAGTACAGAACTTTGCCTCTCAACTCAGCAGAATCAGCTACACCAGCCCACTCTGCCAACTTATTCCATAAGACAACCAGTTGCTCCGAAGTACAAGAATCACCATTTGTGGTCAACCACCTAGACAATTGCATGTGCCTTAGTGTTGGTTCACTAATCCAGCTTATTCCGTAAAAATCCGATAGTAGGCACCGGGGATTTGCAGTAGCCCCCACCAATAACAGCAACAGTGGTAGGAGCAGCCAGCGCATTTCATTTGTCTTGCTTGGAGTCTAACTTGTCAAATATCTGTCGAAGAATGGTTTTGATCTCTGCAATGTCAGATTTGTAGTCATCCTTTTGAACGTAGTCTTGAAGAATACGTTCTCGCAGCGTGTTGGCGTCGTCTTCCAACTTCTGAATTTTACGAGTGGTTTGATTGAACACAAAGACCGCCAAGAATGCAGCAATAGCAACAACAAAATTAAATATCTGCTGGTTGTCCATTATTTCAAGTTCCTAAGTTTATACAGCGTGCTCAGGTATTCAGCAACGGCTTCATCAATGATATTCTGAAGTGCAGTGTCTGTCTTGTTAACAGCTGTGTACCGAATCTTTTCTACAGAATCTAAATGACGGGCCAACACATCGGCGGGCTCACCTGTATCTGTCTCTTCCAGCATGGGAATGTCGTCAATGATGCCGTGACGCCCTTGGTAGGCTTCAGTCAGAGAGTCAGCAATGCCCACGATGCTGGCGTAGAAATCACCCAGCGCCATGTGCTGGGCGTAACTTGTTGTACGTAAGTGCGCTCTGTGCGCATATTCACGGCTTAAGAACAGCAGTGCAATCAGTCGTCCGATCATGTCAACTCCACGGTAGGATTCATAGACGCAAGGTTAGCTACAAGCCTGCTGTCCGTAGGGTTGAATTCTAGAGCTTTTTTGCAAAACTCGATAGCAGAATCTTTCAGTCCAAGGTTCCATGCAGCGATGCTGGCAAGGTCATATGGTTTCTCAGTCCATACTGATGGGTCCATCGTATACACCAACTCTTTGTTTTTGATGTTCAGTGCAGACAAAGCAGCAGCGTAAGACTCAGCCCACATCGATCTGCGGTAGCACATCAGAGACAATTCAACCCATGGCTCACGTGTTCCGGGGGCTTCGGCAACAGCAAGGCGTGCCCACTTCAGAGCTTCTTCTGTATGCCCCAGTTCGTCGTGTGATTTAGCCATGAGGCGCATAGCGTAGGAACGCTCGTTCTGCCAAGTGGCCTCAGGCATGTTCAGATATTTATCAAGGGCTGCAATGGCTTCTTGCCAGCGGTAGTAGAAGGTCAGCTCACGGGCATGATAAAACGCGTTACGTGGGCAACGTGGGTCTTCTGCCACAGCCAGTTCCAGCAGCGGCATGTACTGTCCACGAGATTTAGTATTGTCAGGATGGTGGCTGACTAACAGCATATCCGTGTGGGCGTAAACTTCCTTGGTACGGTTGTCAGCTCGGGGGTACTCATGAACTGGGTGGTGCCAGTGATAACCGGTGCGGTGATGAATCTTTTCGTAGAAAAAACTAATTCCACAACCCCAGTCGAATTTATAGCGTAGACGGGTTGTGTTATCTGTCCAAACACGTTCAATCTCTTCACGCCAGCCGGGCTCCAAGACTTCGTCCAAGTCGAGCGAGATGCAGACATCATAGTCTCCGGGAATCAGGTTAAGGGCAGTGTCACGCGCCTTGTCGAAACGCCAAGGTCTAACGGATATGTCATACACCGTAGCACCCAAAGAGCGGGCAAGACCAGCGGTGTTATCTGTAGAACCTGTATCAGCAATAAGAATAAGGTCAGCATCTCTGGCAGATTCACAGAAGCGTGCTACAAATTGTTCTTCGTTTTTACTGATGGCGTATACGGCAATTTTCATATGTATCCTTTAAGAAAGTGGGTCGGTTGGCCACACCACTGTCTTTATATCAGAATACGTTTTAGTTATGTCGCGCAAGGCTTGGCGATATGCAAGTACAACCGCAAACTTCTCCGCTGACATTGTGTTGGGGATACCCATAAGGTCTTCTTCATTTTTACGGATCAGCACCCAGTCAGTCATAGCCAACTTGATATTACGGGTTTCTACTAATGTCAGTTCCCGATGCGCAGGATGCTCGGCTTCATCTTGGATAGCCGCTGCTTCAATTTTGCTTAAATTTTCAGCAATCCACACCATTTCATGCAGGTCGGCCCCAGACTTTACTTGCCCATTGGTGTACTCAACTACATAAATATTTCGGTCCGGCTCGTATGCAAGAACACGAACATTTTCAGCATAGGGAAAACCCGCACCATACATAAATGCGTTGGTGGAAGAAAAAACACGATCAACACTATTGATTCTGCAGCTTACTGCGTTGTTGTAAAAATCAACAGTAATGTAAGTATGTGCCATGATAAGTGCCTTTAAATGACCAATTGGATAAATGCAAGTTTAATGTTTGCAGGTACAGCGTCTGAAGTGACTGATCCGCCAGCAACAGCGTGTGTATGTGAAAAAGTTCCAGAACTGTGGTTTACATACATCTGAGTGTAATAACTGCTGCCACCCGAATAGTGTGCGTGTGCGTAGTTATCAGATGCTGCAGTTGGCCCAGTCGTCGTATACGTATTTGTCTCACTGGTTACTGTTCCGTGTGCAGTGGCTGAAGATGTAGCGTACCCAAGGAAATACCCTTGCATGTCAATCGTGCCATTAGCGCCGTTACAAACTTTCCAGTACGGTGGCAGTAAGGACAAGTTTCCGCAGTACATAACCACAGTAGCGCTTTTTGGTAACTGCCGCGATGCTGCGATCCACAGTTTAAGAAGCTTGCCTTTTAGCGCGTTAATGGTTGCCGTTGCAGTGACAACATGTGTATGGCTAGACGGCGGATACGAAGTACCGTTGGATTGCAAACTGGATGTCTGCGTAGACGTGTATTCGTTGTATGGGCTAAGGCTATGTGAGTGTGACCCAGAAGAATACAAAGCCGCTGTAAGCGTCATGGTGTGACTAGTTGCTGCGGTGTCTGCCACCGCGCTGCCACCCGCGATATAACGGTTAGATGTAGCCGCCAGTTTTTGAGTCCCACTGACCAAGTTTGTACCATTAATGTGGATGGTATTGGCTGGAAAGAACCTTTGCTCCGTGGCTGTACGAAGCATAGTTATGGTAGTTCCAACTGGTTTTAGCTCGGTACTCGCTGTACCGTTGGCCGTAATAGAGTGCGTATGCTCACCAGAAGACCTTCTTGAGCTTGTCGGTGAAGCTCCATATCCGCCAGCAACAAGAATGTCAGGGCCGTAGTGTGATCCTGCGGTAGATAAACTTGTGGCTGTGGCTGTTGAGCTTCCACTGGCAGCTGCTGTGGTGGCAATTTCTGCTTGAGTTGCCGTGCCTACAATAAATTTGTTGGCCGCGTCTGTGTAAATATCCCAGCCGTCTACCGCAGCAGAATAAGTGCCATTGTAAAAAATAACAGTATCAGCAGGGATTGCATAGACGTAAGGTGAAGTAAACCCGCCGAGTGAACTTTTGACGGACAGCATGATTTACCTTTAAGCGTATTTGATCTGAGACACAAGAGCGGTGTACGTGGCAGCGGCTGTCTTAATTAAAGTCAAAGTGTAGATATCCAAAGCACTGGCGCTACCGCCTGTGATGGGCGAACCACCGGGATATTTAGGCGTAACAGTTACCGTGTCCACAGTAAACGCTGTGGGGTAGTAAGCCGTGGTGCTGTTGGTAACGATCAGAATCGCTGTGACAGACTGGCCGGTTTGCAGCAAAGAGTCCAGCGTTGTGCCACTGTTGCCTCGCACGTTCCACGTAAAGTTTGTCGTTGCGTTGCCGGTGTAGTACAGGATACCTTGCGTGAGTACATCGTACTGAAGCGTTGCCGCAGGCGCAGACGCAGAGACTGTTACGAACTCGAACGGCCCCTTGAGCGTTTTGCTGGTCAGCGTTTGATTGCCTGTCAGCGTTGCCAGCGTGGCTAGAAATGTAGCATCAACGTTGGGGGATATGATTTGCGTAGTCATGCTGTACCTTTAGGAAGTAGGCAGTGGTGCTGTTGGCGGTGTAAACGTTGCCGTGTATCGAGCGGACTTGGTAATCCGTAGGTCTGCGATATATCCATTAAATAGGGATGACGCCGTACCTTGCGACCCAACATACAACGGGGCAACTATTGAATCTGTCGTTGCATATACTGTTGTGGTTACTAATACTCCATTTACAAATAATTTCAGCGAACTACCTGAGCGAGCTACTGCTATATGAGTCCAAGCGCCTACGGTTAAATAGGTGCCATATGTAGACTGCAATGCATTGGCATGTATAAATGCTACACCATATGTCCCTCCAGTGCTTCTATTTATAACAACTGACCAACCGCTGTTTGTGCCACCATCATAAGTTCCAGCAATAGCTAATCCATATGTAGCACTTGCCACATTAGGTAATACCCAAGCTTCAACTGTAAAATCTGTGCCTAATGCGTTACCTGTATTAGATGGTGATACCGCATAATCACCAGTACCGTCAAAATACATACTGCTATACGTG